CATTATCATTTTGGTTTAACAAGAATCCCGGACAATACTTGCCATTACTATCACTTCAATATCATACAATTCAGATTCGTATAAAGTTACGTTCACTTACAGATCTTTTCTACACAACCGAATTATATAATCCTAATGCATGTGAAAAGTTAATTCTTCAATCTGCTTCTATTTCTAATCTCGAGCTCTGGGGAGATTTTATATACTTGGACATAAATGAACGACGTAACTTCGTAAGTCACCCACAAGAATATCTTATAGAACAAGTTCAAGTTGTTCATCCAAAGGCAATCAACGCCAAAACATCACAAATATCTATTCCATTAGTCTTAAACAACCCCATAAAAGAAATTATTTGGGTGATTGTTCGTGATGATCTGCAACAAAAACATGAATATTTTAATTATACAAATGTTGGGACAAATGAAAGTGGCTATCTCAATGACCAAATTGCAAGCGCACTTATCCAATTGGATGGTCAAGATCGATTCGATGCACGTGAAGGTGGATATTTTCGTCTAATTCAGTCCTACCAATATCATACAACCAATACTTCTTCTAGATTTATATATTTATACAGTTTCGCATTACGTCCTGAGGAATTACAGCCTTCTGGTACTCTTAATGCAAGTCGGTTTGATTCGATTGTTCTCCAATTAAACACGGTTGATCCATCCACTTGTAATGGTAATTCAAGTCTTCCACGCACATGTTATGTATTTGCTGTAAACTATAATATTCTAAAAATTCAAGATGGCTATGGCGGTGTAATGTTTGCGACCTAATCGCACATCGTCAATTATATAACCTTCAGCAGAGGGGGGATGTCTGTTGAACCCGATAAAAATCCAAAAGCTCGATTTGACTATACTGGGGCTGGATATTGGGGAGGGGCTTGGTATCCTTACTGGACACTTATGCTTATAACAGTTCTTCTTGGGTTTGTTGGAGGAGATCATTTATGGCTTCGTAGCCCTGTTACCGCAATTCTTAAACTTATTGTAAATGTATTTACATTAGGAAGCTGGTATGTATATGATATAATACAGATATTCAAAGATCGTGAAAAGGTTTTAAAATATGGTTTGAGTATACCTGTCGTCGGTGCAGAAGGAATTGCCGCAGGAGTATTTATAGATAATCCTGATGGAACAAAAAAGGAGGCGACTGCGAAATCGCCCTTCAAATGGTTGGCATATTTGGCACTTTTGTGGCTACCACTTGGTCTCGATAGCCTTGTAGGTGGGGATTTAATTGGCGCGCTCGCAAAATTTATAAGTACATTTAATCCTTTTATGTGGCTAATTCTTATTATCTGGAAGATGTTTGACTATTATAATACAATAGTCTCACCAACTGTTCTGTGGGAAAAAGGCATTGTTCGATTTTTCCCATTTAGTCTATTTATTGATGCATACCATCCCACAAAGATGGGTCCTTTGGATCCAATACCTAGCGCATCCAATCAATTTAGTAATCTTGGAGTAATTGGAGAAGCATTTGGATTGATTGCAAAACCTGTAATTGAAGAAGTTATAAGCCCAGTAACTGTGAGTGTTGGCGCAGTTACTGGCGCGGTCACTGCTGTCGCAGAAGGTGTAAAAAATATCACAAATGCGGCGGTTAATATCACAAATGCGGCGGTTGGTACTACAGTACCAGTTATAAGTACCGTTAGAGGTGTTGTTAATGAAGTCCCTAAGGCTATAAATGCTATACCGCAAATTGTAGGACAAACAACACAGAGCCTTAATGCACTCAAGGATCCGAAAATGTTGGCAAATTTGGCAGCTACGCAAGGTATTAAAGGTGCGGTCCAAGGAGCAGCAACACAAGGTGTCCAAGGAGCCCTAATGAAGGGTGGTTCTTATAATTCTGATGTACTAAGTGGTAGCGCAATCGCCATAACTATCGGTGTATTATTTATCGGTGGCATTATTATTAGTGGCTTAAAACTAAAAGCCTTTCTACATCAGAATAAACATGGGAGAAACACCGAAAGGAATGATGTCCCTTACGAAGCACAGTGAATTTGAACTAATGCTTCGTCCAAGAAGACCTATTGAGGATGGATTCAGTGATTCATATCCTCCCTTTGTTGTGATTTCATTTAGTGCAAAGTGGTGCGGTCCTTGTCGTCTTCTAGACAAGGAGGCCATAGTAAAGAGTTCACCAGGTGTAAGTTGGTATCATTGTGATGTTGATGTAAATGATGTAACTCTTGGTTATTGTGGACTAAAGGCAATTCCTTCATTTGTTATGATTAAGGATGGTGATTTTAAGGATCGCCTAGAAGGTCCTGCGAATGCAAATGTTGTTCTTTCATGGCTTTCTTCACACGGCGTGCGTGTTGTATAATTACGGTAGAGTTCTTAACTTCAGTACTAGACGGTACCACTAAATATGAAAGTTAAGTACCGTCTAGTACTAGACAGTACTTAACTTTAGTTTTTGACGCTAAATATATAATTATTAATTAAGATGACTGCGTGTGACTGCATAATTGTTGGCGCAGGTATAAGTGGTATTTATGCAGGATTAACTCTGCAAAAAAAATATCCTAATTGGAAAATAACTATTCTAGAAAAATACAAGGGTCTTGGTGGAAGAACATATACTTATAGTCCTCCGGATTTTTTGAATATTCACTGGGAAATGGGCGCAGGTCGCATATCAAGCGCCCACACAATGATAAAATCACTTATCCGTAAATATAATCTTACCTTAATTCCTCTTTCTTCAGAACTATCTTATAAACTTAATAGCAAATCGCCTATAGAAGATAATAAATTTGAAAAAATGATTGTGCCGATGTTTATTCAACCTCTTCTAAGCCTTCCTGATGAAGATAAGGCTAAATATACTGTCTATCAACTCATTCAAAAAATATACGGCCCAAGTGTTGCAAAAGAATTATCAAGCGAATTTTCCTATTGGGCCGAAATGAATCTCTTGCGTGCAGACATTGCTCTAGAATCTTTTACAGAAGGCGAAATGTCTTTTAAAAATGGATTCTTTGTAATAAAAGAAGGATTTAGTGAGTTGATTTCCAGAATGGTGGCATCCTTCAAAAAAGCAGGAGGCACCATTCTTCCTAGACATACTCTCGAAGGTGTAGAAAATATCGACGGACTCACTGTCTTATCCGTAAAAACAGATACAGATCATGTTGAACTCAAAACGAAATGTTGTGTTTTAGCTCTGCATTGCGATGCACTCCGTAAAATTCAAGGTGTCCGTAAAATACCACAACTCCGCTATGTAAAATCTGCGCCCCTATTTCGAATCTACGCAATTTTTAGTAGTCCTGTCTGGTTTCAAGATCTTCCACGTCTGGTAACTGCAGAAAGACCTAGATATATTATTCCTGTTGGGAAAAATGTAATTATGATAAGTTACACAGATGGCGATGATACAAATGATTATGCTAAAGTGTATAATAGTGAAGGTGATAAGGCACTACAAAAGATAGTTATGAGTGATATACGTAAACTATTTCCTGAAATGAATATTCCTGATCCTATTTTCTTCAAAGGACATTACTGGGATACTGGCGCATCCTATTGGGTTCCTGGTACATACATTCCTGAAGAGGAATCTGTAAAAGTATGCAATGGTCTTCTTCCTAATGTGTATGTCTGTGGAGAATCATTCTCAATGAAACAAGCTTGGGTAGAAGGTGCACTAGAACATACCGAGATGTGCATGAAAATTCTCATGGATAATCAGGATGAATTGGAGTAGTTACAGCACAGAATGGAGTATGCCCCAGACTGATTTACAGAGACCAGAAGTTCAATCAAGATTTGATGAAGGTCAAGGTCAAAGCCAAGGTCAAGGGACCCTGATTAAAGATCTTAGTGGTGGGAGCGTAAAAGAGGCCAAAGGTAAAAAAGAAAGGGAATTTGCAAAAGCTAAGACTAATGCAAATAAAGGCCATCAACCCAAAGAACAGGAAGCACAACCAAGCCCCTGGCTCGATATCAGTGACTATACTAATACAAATGATCTTATTTACATAGTTCTAGCTGTTCTATTTGTAGATGTTGCTGTCATATTTCTCGCACGATATTTTCCAGAAATCTTTGGTTGTTCTCTAAATAAATGGTATGATACCTTTGGACTTTGTGCAGTCTTAGCCGATGTTGGTATTATAGTAATAGGTTTTATAATATCACGATTCCTATACACAAAATTCGTTGAACCAGAAGTTGAATGGTCTCCGATATATTTCTTAGGAATTCTCGTGGGTGTACAAGCTCTCCATGATATACTCTTCTACCTTGGAATAATTAAGCAACTCCCCCGAGGACATAACTCAATGATTGATGTGTTCAAAGACTATTCTGAAGGTGGTGCGAAAATACTTGTGGGAGATGCTGGCCTCATGGTGTCAAGTGCATTGGTAGCTATGCTTCTTAAAGGACAGGACTCTTTTGTGAACACCTCCTTTGGAACTCTCGTTTTATACGCATTAAGTTATATTTTATTTACAAAACCTGTAAATATTACTTGCTAGGACGGTACCGTCTAGGACCGTAGTTAATTTTAGTTTTGACGCTAAGTTAGGGAATGGATACGCATTCAATTATAAATCTATTGCACATACTTTTTGTTACTCCGCTTTTTCTTTATGTATCAATACAAAGAAATGATAATCCTGACGCAATGTTCAACTTTCTCCTTGTATTAGGAGGATTTATAACTCTTTACCATTTATTTAAATCTTATATGAAATATAAAGTAAATTCACCATTTCTCTGGGTCAACTTGATCCATGTCTTCTATGTTGGACCTCTCTTAATCTATATTGGCTATAACAAAAAAGAAACTCCTCGTGTTGCGTATGAAATTCTAATGCTCTTAGCCTTTGCTGCTGGTGGATACCACTTATATCAATTAGCACATTACACTACATTTTCTTCTCAGTCATCTAAACAGTCATCTAAACAGCCATCGAAACAAATATCCGATGAATCATAAGGAATTATCTAAATTTAACTTGAAGATCTAAACAAGTATACGCATGATAATAGAAACTTGTCAAAGTCTTAAAAGAATCATTGCATTTATTACACGATAGATCATTCTTTATTTTCTTGATTTCCTTTTTACAATGCATTCGCGCCCAATGAATCTTACAATTGCCCTCGGTTAAAGATGTAAAATTGCATTCTGGACATTCATATTTATTCGATTCTCCCTTTGTATGTTTAGACAAAATATGAAGATCAAGTGTAGCCTTTTGCATGAAAGTTCTATTACAATCCTCGCACTTGTAATTATATTCGCCTAAATGATTCTTCAAATGATAATGCATTGTACTTTGTTTAGATGTTGTAAACTTACATGAATTGCAATAATACTCATTATTATCATTTTTAATATACACTAGACCCATTGTTTCTTGGTTCTAAAATTCCTGAGCACGAACTTTTTTTCAATTTTTTATGACGGCTTAAATTCCAGATATTATTCTATTATAAGGATAACTAATAAATGGCTCCGAAAATTGCAATTATAACTCTCGCCATTGGTAAGGATTATCGATCGGCTCTTGAGCGCGCCCTCAATTCAAAAAGAGAATATGCTACTAAACACGGGTATGATTACTTTGAATTTCATGAAGAACGATGGAATCGTGAACGCCCTATCGCATGGTCAAAGGTACCTATTTGGATTGAATTTTCACGCAAAGCCGAGTACGATTTTATTTGGATAAGTGATGCCGATGTTCTTATAACAAATATGGATAAACGTCTAGAAGATTGGGTTCTGCCTCTTCTTCCTCATAACAAGAATTTGCTTATAGGATGGGATAGTTGTGGAACACCCAATTCTGGAAATATGATTTTACGGACAGGATCATGGGCGGTAGACTTTTTTAGTCGTGTCTGGGAGCAGACTCAGTTTCTTTACCACATTTGGTGGGAACAGATGGGAATTTACCACTTAATGCAAACTAATAAGGAGGATGCAGATAATATTGAAATTACACAAGAATCGTATCGTTTTAATGCATTTCTTAAAGGAAATCCAGGAACTCGATTGTGGGAGAAGGGCGATTTCTTAGTTCATTTTGCTGGTGTATATGATCTTAAAATGATGGGACATTTAATGGATTTGATTCAATCTGGTCAGGTTCCTCGTATTTCTATGGAAAATAGGCTTCTCTAAAATATTTATACTAAGTATAAGATGGCCAACCGCACGCGTAAGAACCGAAATAATATGCGCAAGAACAACCAAATGGGTGGCGAGTCAAAGGCCACTGGCTCAAAACGCGAGGTTTGGAATGGAACTGCTCGCCACACTTCCGGTGGACTGCACCGAAAGGATCTAATGAAGCACAAGGGCCGTATTGTATCCAAGAAGAAGCACGCCGCTGGAAAGAAGGCTATTAAGAATCTCATTCGCCTTGGATACAAGGCCAAGAAGGGAACCTTCAAGCTCTTCCGCAAGGGCAAGAAGCGAGGTGGATTTGAGGATGTAAGTGGTTCTGCCATGATGGATGTCAGTGGTGCGGCGCTCTAAGAATCTAGTTGTCTAGAAAGAATTGTATTTATGATATAAGATAAATTTTTAACTTTATGAGACTTATTAGTTTGTGTTGCATAGTACCAATATAAACTAGAACGTCCATGGTCTTCGCCAATAGATGATATAATTAATCCTGCTCCCGCCGAGCGTGTATCTCGTAAGATATCTTTAATAACTTGTTTTGTTTGCTTCGCATGTTCTGTTGATGTATGTTGGATAAAATTATACACAATGTCTACTTCTGTATCGGTCGAAACTTTTGGGAATACTACAGCATCTGCGGTTAGTATTGAAGCATCAAATGTCAGATTTTTAAATTGCACCAATGATGGCCGTATATCGTGACGTGTATTCGTGATTTTTTGTATTACAACTGGTGGTACGTTTACTTCAGGAGCAGTGCATACAAGACAAGGATTTGGTTGATAGAGAATTTGCGTTAATGCTAGACTCCAATCCTGGTTTGTGTGAATTGTAAGTATTATATCCCAGAGATCAATATATCTCCAAGATTCACTTGATTTTAAACTAACTATTAATATCTTTCTTTGAAATGGTGGATTTTCTGATAGAATTTGCTCAGTGAACCCGGGCGGAAATTCTATTTCTTGATTTGTTGGAAGTAGCCAGACTGTTCGCTTTCCTCTTAAATTATGTTCAAATGCCTCAAGTGCCACTACTGACATTTTCTGATATCATTGCATATATGAACCAGAATAGTATAAACGCGACAGCTTCTTTATTTTAGCATTTAAGTGTAGGAAATAGTGAGAATGAATAAAAATTATAATATGGAAAATGTATCTTCTAATTCTAGTTCTAATTCTAATTCTAATTCTAATAATCCTTATATGATGAATAATTCGAATACGAATAATTTAGTTACAAATATAAATAAACGTGCTAAAGTAAATAATGAATCTCTCAAAAATAAGGTAGGAGTTAATAATCGTAATAATTTTAATGCAAATCGCAATGAATATGTGCAACCTCCCATCGGATTTAATAATAATATTAATCAAAATCAAAATAATCAACCTGCCAAAAGAAGGAAGATTAGTTTTAAAAATACTCGACGTGTGCGTAATATCCCTCGATTTGGCTTATCTGATCCAGTCAGTAATTTAAGGAGAAAAGCAACCCGCAGAGTTATTGGTAATATTGTACCATCTATAAATAAAAAATCACAGAATTTAAAAAATCGTACAGCAGTATATCGCGCACATTATTTATCACGAGGAAATACAATATCTAATATTCATTCTGCGATTAATAAAAATACGAATTTATCTAATAAATTTAAACAATATTTTAAAAATAATATAACAAGAAAATATCAAGGAGCACTTAATTTAAAATAATGTACCGAGGAGTACCGAGGAGTACTTAATTTAAGTACTCTATAGTAGATACTAAGTATGATATTGTCCGATGCCACTAAAAAGTTTCTAGTTGCAGCGGTCTTATTATTAATTGTTGATATTCCATGGCTTACTGCAATGTCTTCTTCAAATGCAAGTATAATTACAGATATACAAGGCGGTAAGGTTCCTTACTACAGACTTAGTGCAGCCCTCCCTGTATATATTGCTCTCGCGTATCTTGTATTGAATGTAAAAGATAGAGTTCAAGCATTTTTAACTGGTATGGCGGTCTACGCAGTCTATGATTTTACTGTCTATGTTGCGTTTGATAAATATCCTATTTGGCTAGCATGCGCAGATGCACTTTGGGGAGGGGTTCTTTTTCTAATCGTATTTACTGCACTTAAGTTTATAAAATGAATACCGAGGAGTACTTAATTTAAGTACTCCACTCTGCAGGCTAGTACTTAACTTAAGTACTAGAAGGTACCGAGGAATAGTTAACGGTGCGCCTGATTATTTTAGAGTGGCTTATAGTAGAATAAATGCATCTTCTTATGTTAGCCTTCTCCACGCTACTTTTTTTTGTTTTGACACCCGGTATTCTTGTAACCCTTCCTCGCCGCGGTTCTAAGGTAACAGTTGCATTAACACATGCGGTTATTTTTGCACTTCTCTACCACCTAACCCATCATGCAGTATGGCAGTTTGTAAAAAGCCTCGATGGATTTAAGGAGCGATTTGTAACTTCGCCAGCGACTGCTCCTAATCCCATGCTTCCTCCTAGACCTGGAACGCCAATGACTCTTCCTAAAGTTAAAGTGCCAATGAACACCATGCCAATGAACACCATGCCCATTCTTGCTGCATCTTCTCTCCTCAAGAAATAAATTATATAAATGGATTATATGCCCATTGAAGTAAAGCCTGTCTTTGTCTCGGTCTACATGTTAAATCGCCCGATTTGCAATTGGCCTTTATTTGGCCGTGATGTCTTTTAAATCCTCTCCATCGCCCTATTTGTATTCTATCTAATTGAGGAATTCTT